TTAACAGGACCACAAGGAGCAGGTAATCACTTATGGTCAAAAGTGTTTAGCCAACATCCAGATGTGTTTGGCTGGAAAACTCTATTGGAAAACTATTGGGAGGCACATCGCACTGCTGAACCCTTTGCTAAGTATTGGCGCGACCCTAGTCTACTAAGTCAATTTGATTGGTCACAAAGCGACAACTACTTTACATCAATATCAGTTCCGTTAGGCATACCCAATGATACTGTTAACCCATTATGGGAACCTAATTTAGATTTATTCAAACGTGTTGTTGAACGTCAAGGAGTCAAAGTTAAGTTTGCAGTGGTTGGGAGAGACCAAAATATACTGCATGAACAACAAACAAGAATACGTAAAGAAAGCACACTGCCTATGCTATTAAATCAATTGCGTGGTATAGATAACCCCATATTTCTAAGCTATGAATTATTATATATGTACAAGAATGATTATGTAAAGAGTTTAGATGTAAACATTCCTGTAGACTCAAATGTCAAACACTTGTTGGAAGATGATGCCAATCGTAAGTATGTGCATGCTGTTGAACATAACGAACTTGACATGGGTAATCGACTGGGTGTAACATTTAAAGAGAAACCATGAAGAAACTCTTAATCATTACAGGGCCGCAAGGGTCAGGCAATCATTTGTTTAGTAGACTACTGAGCCTACATCCTGATGTTGGTGGTTGGAAAGATCTATTAGATGAGTATTGGGTTCCTAGTGATCAAGAACCGTTTGCTGACTATTGGGTTAACCCTGATAAACTAACTCTAGACCAATTTGAAGGGCATGATTACTGGTTAGCTAATGTAAGTGTACCCTTTGTATACGATGGTGTAAAACAGGTGCCTAAAATTAACAAAATGGCGTCTGTAGCACGAGATCTTGGCGTTAATGTGCAGATATGTGTCATAGTTAGAGACCAATATGTAAACGCACTACAACAAGAAAGAGTACGCAAAGAAACAACATTGCCTATTGCTGTTGACTACTTTGACACATTGGGTGATGTACACTATTTAGATCATGAAGCATTCTTCCTGTACAAAGATAGATACCTAAAATGGTTAAGCAAGATATTAGATTTTCCTATAGCCCATGATAACCCAGACATTATGAAGTTTATTGAGGAAGGTCCTAACAAGAAGTATGTCAAATACGTACAAGAACATTGGTTAGATCAGCAGGTATGGCAAGGAATTAAGTCATACAAGGACCGTGGAATCGATAAATAATAAAAAAGAGTAGGAAACTATGGCTAAACCAATTTCAGATGTAATAGACAATACCAAAGAAATATTCATGACAGATTCTGCCCTAACCAGCTTGCTAGATTTTGAGCGTGTGTTAGATGAGCTTGATCTCTATGTTTTTGCCAATTGGAAAGATGGCGAACTGGTGGAAGGACCTGTATATGAGAAATATTTCGTAACCTGCACATTCATGTGGCCCTATAAGCTGATGCCAGATCCCAGGGGCGGTGAAAGACTATTGGACTACGATTGCGAAATTTATTATAGCAAAGATCTACTTGAGTATCCTGTGGAACTTAAATCTCCAGATGATTTTGAAGAAGGCACCAAAATGCCAAAGATGGCTAAAAAATCAGTTTGGTTAGTTAAGATAGTTATGCCCAAAAAATTAATGCAAGAAATACAACAAGGCAGTTTAGAGTTAGAAAGTGCAAACTTAGATTTAGAAGATGTCGAAGCGGCTTACGAAGAAGGCAATGACTCTTCAACTGAATTTAATCCAGACGAAGAGCAAGCAAATGAAATTTAATCGCATCCTCAGAGAGAATTTAGAAATGGGCGACTTAAAACGCCTGGTTAATACGTCACTACATATTGACGAATATAAAAGCAAGATGGGCGATGACGCTGATGTCAGCGTACTCAGCTTTAAAGTTACTGGCAAGGAAGCCGGAGCTGATATGGTCGGATTTATTGAAAAAGGCTTTGATTTTGTTCTTGATGCTGACGTTAGCTCGGGCGAAAAAGAAGGTGGAGACTATCTGATATTTGTTGAACTACAACGCACAGAAAAATTACCTGAACAGATTATGACTATGATGAATGACATTATGAATCTGACAGAACAAGAAATCACTGATTGGACTTTTAAGTATTATAGGAATCCAGCTGAATATGAGTTAACTGAAGAGGTATTAGCATCTACAGTCTCATTGACTTCAGAAGACTATAACAAAAGGTACAAGAAGGATCAGGAAGAAATCGATCAACTAAAAACATCCGCTGGAGTTGAAGTAACAACTACTGCGCCTGTAAATGAATTTACAGAAAGCCTGCGTATTGCGGCTGGACTTAAATAGGAGAACGTGAAATGGATTTATTAAAAGTATGGATCAAGAAACGTTGGGCTGAAAGAAGCTCACAAAACGGTGTAGCACTAGTAGCAATTGGTGTTGTGGCTATTGTATTCAAACCATTACTGTCAATTGCGGCTTATGTGGCTATTATTTACGGTGGTTATCAGATCTGGAAGAAAGAGGGTAAGTAAAACTCCTCTCTTTTTTCAATTATTTACGAGGATATTCAAATGCAGTTATCAAAAAACTTTACCCTAGCTGAGTATACTAAAAGTCAAACAGCTCTCAGACACGATATAGACAACACACCAAACGACCAGCATCTAGAAGCGGCTAAAGCCTTATTTGAAAAAGTAGTACAGCCAGTACGTGAACGCTTTGGACCAACAGTAATCAACTCAGGTTACAGAGGCCCAGAACTCAATGAGAAAGTAGGTGGCTCGCCCACAAGTCAACATTGTTATGGCGAAGCAGTAGACATTGAATGCCCTGGAGTTGCAAACGCTGATGTGGCACAATGGATTGTAGACCATACAGAGTTTGATCAAGTTATCTTAGAATTTTACACTCCTGGTATTCCAGACTCAGGATGGGTACATGTAAGTTATAAAGCTAACGGTGATAATCGTAAGTTAGCATTAACGGCAATGAAAGAAAATGGCAGAACTGTATATAAAACAGGTCTTATAGCCTAACATGTGGTTATTAAACTTTATTCCTGATAGTTTCCTAGTCTGGGTAATTAATATTGCCTTGATAGGGGGAGCTAGTGCATTTGTGTTAGGACACCTAACCAAGTGGATACCTTTTGCTGGTAAACAGGCCTTGATATTAAGGTTAGTTGGGCTAGCGGTATTGATCCCGGCATTGTACTTCAAAGGTGGTTACGGTGTTGAAATGGAATACCGCGCTCGCATTGCTGAAATGCAAGCAAAGATTGAAATAGCTGAACAAAAATCACAAGAAGAAAATGTTAAGATTGTAACTAAAATCGAAACAGAAACTAAAATTATTAAAGAAGACACACAAGGCACACTATATCTCATCGAACAAATGAAAGAGCAAATTAATCGGCAAGGTTGTGAGTTGACACCTGGGGTAATTGACCTGTATAATGAGGGTATTACTGGGAGAGGCAAATAATGGATAGAACACAATGGGCGATTGCAGTAGTAATTATTGCTATGATGTTTATACTATCAGGCTGTGCATCAACAAAGACTGTTCCTGTAACTATGAACTTTCCGCAAGCACCTGAACCATTATTAATGGAACCAGAAAAATTAGAAACATTACCAGAAGATGCAACTCAGTTATCTGAGATATTAGATAACTCAACTGTAAACTATGGCAAGTATCGTGAATTACAATTGAAGTATGAACAGTGGCAACGATGGTACGATAGCAACCGATTGATACACAAAGAAACTCAGGAAAAATAAAATGGGCTGGTTAGACGGAATACTAGGTAAAAAAGAACAGCCTAAAGAAACACCAAAAGTTAAAAAAACCAGTAAAGTCGCCGCATTACTTGCGCCTAAACCTAAAAAAGTTCCTAAGAAAGGAAAATAAAATGAAAAAACTATTAATAACATTATCGATGCTACTGACTATGTCGGGGTGTGCTACCTTAAATGAAGCATGGGACTACTTTGACATGGCACGCTTTGATAACAATGAATACTTGTTAGCTGTACAAGTAAGAACACAAGCCAACCTAGGTGCTCGTAAATGTGGAACTCCAGAAGTTAATGCCGAGGTAAGTAGGCTATGGGGCACTACACTAGAATTAAAAAATTATGCAGAATCAATTCCTCGTAACGAGGAAACCGTGACCATGACCGCCGAGCTTTTAGAAATTGTTAGAGGTTTAGATAAACGTTATAACATTGACAAGAAAGATGTTAGCATGGGTTACTGTACCAGCAAGTTCGGCAACATTGAAAAGAATGCTACAATAATCACTAACGTAATTGGTGACAAACCTAGATAAGGAGACGGACATGAACGTAGAACAAGAATTAGAAGAATGGGTAGGTAACGACAATACTAAATTAGCTAACTGGGCCGAAGATATTCTTAACCTTAAAAAACAACACGCTAACGGTGCGTTAAGCGATGATGAATACAAAGAACTATTAGAAGACATCAAACGTTCAGAAAAGATTTCACAGGCCGCTGATGATCTAGCAGTTAGATCACGGGCCAACGAAGTGTTAGACAATTTAATCACAGGCATTGGCGCAGTTCTGTAAAAATATTTTTTGGCAGGTTTTTTCAATTAAATACTAGGGTAAGCATTGACGCTTACCCTTTTTTATTGTATACTGTATATAACACCAACACAGGATTAATATGGCAGAAAAACAAATATTTGTTGAAGAGCATCGACCATTATTACAATCTCTTATATACCTAAACCAATGTAGGACCATTGTAGAGATTGGCGTAGCAAATGCATACACCACTGAGTGGCTTTGTATGGGAGCAAGAACAATTGTTACAATCCCAGACACCTCCGAAAAAGGTAAAGTTTACGGGTACGATATATGGGACACACATGGGCTAAACAACCAATTTGAACATTGGTCTAGTAAGGAAGAATGTGAAGAATACCTGCGCAGTAAGGGCATAGACAATTTTGAACTTACTAAAATCGATAGTAAGACACAGGAATTTAGAGATTTAATTAAGAGCAGGCACGGTGGCTGCATTGACTTAGCTTTCATTGACGGGTGTCATAGTTACGAAGGTATTAAGAATGATTTTGATGTGATATATCCAGAATTAAGCCAAAACGGAATCATTGTATTCCATGACACTATGCGGATCGATGGCTGTAGACGATTTGTAGCCGAGTTACGTGAAGAGCTTTATGATGGCACGTTTGACGTTGTTACTTTTCCATATGGATGTTTACAAATTGGTGAAGGCGCAAATGACGCTAGGACTGGAATAAGTGTTTTAGTTAAAAGAGGATATGCTACGAGCGGGCAACTAATTACTGAGCAGTGTGATCTTGAGGAAGATTTTGAATCAATCTACACCAAAGAAAGAGCATGGTACAAAAATGAACTTGCTAGAGGTAACAAGAAATAATGGCTGATGCATATCAAACATTAGGAGTTCCTAGGGAAGCCTCCGAGTCCGATATTAAGCGAGCTTACCGCAAGTTGGCTAGTCAACACCATCCTGACAAAGGTGGCGATACACAAAGATTCCAGGAGATACAGTCAGCATACGAAACACTCACTGACCCAGCAAAACGACAGCAACACGACAATCCAAATCTATTTCAACAATCAGGCCCAAATGGTAGTCATTTTGAATTCCAATTTGGTGGGGGCGACCCAAATGACATATTTGCCCAATTCTTCAATCAGGGATTTGGTGGTAATCCATTTAGGAAAACACAACAGCCTAGACGTAATAAAGATCTTCGAATTAATCTACAGATTAATCTAGCTGACACACTTGAGCTTCATACTAGATCAATTAGTGTACAAACTACAAAAGGTGAGAGATTTAATGTAGAAGTAAAAATACCAAAAGGTGTTAGCAACGGCACTACTATCAAATATACTGGCCTTGGTGATAACATGTTTGAGTCATTGACACGAGGAGATTTGTATGTTATAATAAGTTTATTGCGTGATGAAAGATTTGAACTTGACGGTATAAATTTAGTAAGTACATTAGAAATTAATTCTATTGAAGCAATGACAGGATGTGATCGAACTGTTACCGGAATCGATAATAGAGAATACAGTATTAAGATCCCCAAGGGATGTCAACATAATACAAAATTTAGATTACAGGGTCAAGGACTATACCAAATGAACAGCAATGTTAGGGGAGATTTAATAGTAGCAGTAAACATCAAAACTCCAATATTATCAGATGAACAGTTAAACATACTTAGAAACCTGTGATATATAAACTAAATATTTTTATAAGGGAGATTTATTAGTGTCAATACATTCAAATCCAGAAATTGAAAGAATAGTCGACACCGCAACCACCATTGCCAAGGACTACAATCACCAATACGTGACCTTGGAACACCTGTTGATAGCATTAGTTGAATATCCAGAATTTAATAAGACTCTTGTAAACTACGGAGTTGAGGTTGAAGAACTATTACGAGACCTTTACGAATACATCGGCAAGCAAGAATATTTGGTTACCATTGTTCCACCTGCAGACTCTGCAGGATTAGTTGAAACATTGGTACCACAACGCACACATAGTTTAGAGAGAGTATTTAATCGTGCGTTTACCCAAGTATTGTTCAGTGCTCGCGAGCAAATGGAAACCATTGATCTATATCTAAGCATAAGTCAAGAGACTAACAGTCATGCCGCATATTTCTTACTCAAATGGGGAATTAACAGACGTGGTCTGGTTGAGTATTACACACAGGTACATGGCATCTTTAAGAAATCTAAAGAAATTAAATCTAATTACAGCGACAAGATCCTAGAGGAATACTGTACTAATCTTAACAATCAAGTGACTGACGGTAAGATTGATCCAGTTATAGGCAGGGCTACTGAGTTAGAAGAGATAGCACAGGTCCTTGCACGAAGACAAAAGAGCAACGTGTTAATGATTGGTGATCCAGGTGTGGGCAAGACAGCTATTGCTGAAGGACTGGCACACAAGATTGTTGACGGTGATGTACCTGAATATCTATTACCTTACACGATATATAATTTAGAAATTGGTAGTTTACTTGCTGGTAGTAAGTATCGAGGTGAGTTTGAAGAAAAACTAAAAGATGTGTTAGGTGCATTGAACCAAAAAGGTAACACTATCCTATTCATTGACGAAGCCCATCAAATGCAAGGAGCTGGGTCAGGTGGATCAGGTTCAGTAGACTTTGCTAACATGTTGAAACCAGCATTGGCTAAAGGCAACATCAAAGTTATCGCATCAACAACATATGAAGAATACACACAGTCGTTTGAAAAAGATCGTGCCTTAATGCGTAGATTCTATAAACTCAACATTGATGAGCCAACACCAGACATTACCAAAGACATCTTGCGTGGACTTCGTGTGCATTTTGAAAAGTTCCATGGTGGCAAAATCACCGATGACGCTATAGATGCATCAGTTGAACTGTCAGTTCGATACCAACCTGACAAGAAACTTCCAGATAAAGCTATAGACTTAATTGACATGAGTTGCGCTCGACTTAAGATTGTTGATCCTAAATTTACAGTAGAGAAATTAGATATCGTTGACACTATCAGCAAGGCAACTAAGATTCCAAGAGAAAACTTACTTACTGAAAAAGCCAACGAAAATTTAACTAATTTAGACTCAACAATTAAAGATAACTTATACGGGCAAGACTCAGCAGTTGACCAAATACTAGAAAAGATATACGTTGCTAAAGCAGGTATGAAAGCACATAACAAACCTGTAGGTAACTTCTTATTCCTTGGACCAACTGGTACTGGTAAGACAGAGCTTTGTAAACTACTCTCTAAAGCATTAAGCATGAAGTTGTTGCGTTTTGACATGAGTGAATATCAAGAGAAGCATTCTATGGCTAAGTTGATTGGCGCACCTCCGGGCTATGTTGGATATGAAGATGGTAATCTAGGTGGTGGTTTATTGATCAGTGAAATTGAACGTAACCCACATGCAATTATCTTGTTAGATGAAATTGAAAAAGCACATCCAGACATCTCAAACTTATTATTACAGATCATGGATGAGGGTACTATCACTGGGTCAAACGGTAAGAAAGCTGATTGCCGACACGCTATATTGATACTAACAAGTAACCTAGGATCTGCAGATGGCGAGAACAATGCAATTGGATTTGGCCGTGACCTACAAAAAACGGGTACCGATGACGAAGCTGCCAAGAAGTTCTTCAAACCAGAGTTCCGCAATCGTCTTGATGCTGTGATTAAGTTTGCTAAACTAGACAAGATCTCAATGAAGAAAATTGTAGTTAAATTCTTACACGAATTAAATGGGCTATTAGAAGAAAAGGGCATACGAGTTCGACCTAGCGAACAACTAATAGACCATTTAACTGATGTTGGTTTTGATCCAGCTATGGGCGCTAGACCATTGGCACGTAAGATCAACGATCTTATTAAAGTTCCGTTGAGTAAGAAGATATTATTTGAACAAGTAGATCCAGGTAGCATTGTGTCCATTGATTGGAACGGTGAAAAAGTTACATTTGTTATCATTCTACCCGAGCTTGACTTATTAGAAGATAAAACCGTTGACAAAGACGGCTTTATTGTGTTAGGATAAATTTTAAGTAAAAAGTTCTTGATAAATAATATGAGTATATTATTTAGGAAACATAATCAATGGCACAATTACATGAAGAAATATTGCAAATCAAAGTTAGCAAACTGGTTAAAGATAATGACCAAGCAGAAAACTTCCTAACAGATGACACTGTTGCTAGTCTAGAAGCAGTAGTTCAAGAGCTTGCTGGTAGTGGGTCGCTAGTAGAAATACATAAAGGGTAATTACATAATTCAATTAAAAGAGAGAGTTTCGATGGCAAAAGCTAAAACTAATAAAAAGAAAGTATCAAAACGTATTAAACCTACAGGTGCACCAATGGTAACCCCTCAACAAGCACCAGTACCAGTAGACGGGGTTCCGCTTCAATCAGATCAACCAGATTGGAGTAAGATGCATATACATTTTGGTATTCCTTGTTATGGTGGACAAATTACCGAACCTTGCTTTACTAGTTTCCTAAGATTTATCTTAATGGCTAATAAGATGGGCTTACAATGGTCGTTAGATACCATGGTCAATGAAAGTTTGGTTACTAGGGCACGTAACAACTTAATGGCCAAGATGATGACTAATCCTGCCGCAACACATTTTATGTTCATTGATGCCGATATCCGTTTCCAACCAGAAAGTGTTTTCCAAATGTTAGCCGCTGACAAAGCTGTCATTGGTGGACTTTACCCTAAGAAAGCATTGCCAATCCAATACGTTATCAATGTAAAACCAGGCACAACAATTGAAAATGATATTTTTCCAGTAGACACAATGGGCACTGGCTTTATGATGTTCAAACGTCATGTATATGAAGAACTATGTGCCGCATATCCAGAATGCAAGTACGTAGATGATGTTGGTCTAGGTAAACAGTTTGAGCCATTTATGTACTCAATATTTGACACTGAGATTGATGAAGCAGGCCACTATCTGTCAGAGGATTGGACATTCTGCAGACGCTGGGCTAAACAGGGTGGTCAAATATTTGCACACTCCAAAGTATTGCTAAATCATTCAGGACATTATGAGTTTGCGGGTGACTTAGATGTGTTGACTGGCAAGAAACAAGCAGAACATCCTAACGAGCACCAACCTAAGTAGTATAGCCATGCATGAGGAAAAATTAAGTTTTGTTGTTACCCTTAGCGGAACATTCTGGGAAAAGCGTCCACAATTCTCCATCTGGTTAGACCAGCAACAAGTAGTGTCTAGCGAGCTTGCCAATGAAGGTCAACAAGAGTTTAAATTTGAACATACCATCAATGAAGGTCCACACTCCTTAACAATTCGTTTGGAAAATAAAGCTGTCGCTGATACGGTTATAGAAAATAGCGAAGTAGTTAAAGACATGCTGTTAAATATTAACGATATCACTATTGACGATATCAGTTTAGGCAATCTCCTGTGGTCAGCTGAATACATCCTAGATGAAAAACAGATGTATAACGGTAAAGAAATAGATCATTTAGATGGCTGTGTCAACCTTGGGTGGAATGGTGCATACACTCTCAAATTTACTAGTCCGTTTTATATTTGGTTGCTTGAGAAACTTTAAGATAAATATAGTAATATAAGCACTAGAGATTACTATGTTTTTAACACAATTATTTGAAGCAGTAGACAACAATAAACATGCCGCCTTTTGTTTTGGCCGTATGAATCCACCTACCGTTGGACACGAACAACTATTAAACACTGTGGCTAAAGCCGCTCAAGGTGGTGATTATTTTATATTCACCAGCCAAACACAAGATCCCAAAAAGAATCCGTTAGACTATGACACTAAAGTTAAGTTCCTAGCGGCTATGTTCCCACAGCAGGCCAAACATATCGTAGCAAATAGAGACCTAAATACCATAATGAAAGTAGCTGGTTGGCTTTACAATCAAGGATATAGATCAGTAACATTTGTTGCTGGTAGCGATAGACTAGACAGTTTCAAAACATTATTAACAGATTATAATGGCAATGAGATGAATAAGAGCTATTATAATTTTAAAAACATTAACTTTGTATCCAGTGGTGAACGTGAAGACGGTGTTGAAGGATTAGCTGGAGTAAGTGCTAGTGGAGCAAGGCAAGCGGCCGCTGAGGGGAATTTTGAAGAGTTTGAAAAAGCAACAGGAGCAGGTAAACTAGCGCCAGCACTGTATGACGCTGTACGCAAAGGCATGAATGTCACTGAAAATGCTAGTGGATATATTCCAAAGAATAAGAAAGAAGCAAATGACCCTCGATGGAGCCATGCATTAACTGTCGATGTTGGTACAACTACAGCATCCGATAACATGAAGGCTATGGGCTTAGGCGGAAAACCAACACCATTACGTAAAAAATAGTATGGTCGACCCTAATCTCAGAGTTGAAGTTAATCTAAGTTTTAATGTACACTGCCTTAGGCCGGATTGGGTAAAATATATTAAGGATTGTATAGAATCTTCTGTAATAAATGAGCAAGAGTTTGTTGATCATTTTTCTAATATAGTCTACTATAGCAGGTATCGAATATATGTTAACGACGATCTGATCACTGAGAGAAATTGGATATGGGACAACAACACGTATCTTAAAGAAAGCATATGGATCCAGACAGAAAAAGACCAAAATAATGTTGTTAGGTTGGAGCCAGCATTAGAAAATCACCAACGTGCCCGATTTAGGATTGATAACCTAGCAGTAAAAACGCACACGTTGTCTGAGCTTTATCAAATTGATGATTTAACTGTAAACTTTAGAGTAGATAAATACATTGATACACAACTGGAATCACAACAATGAAGGTAGCAGAAGTTCTTAAAGAAGATGATCACGAAGCCAGCATGGCCAAGGCAGAACTATTACAGATCGCCAAGAATGCCATGGCGGTATATAAAATGTTTGACGAAGGTGACGATCTCCCAGGATGGGTCAGCAGTTATGTCAGTGTCGCCAATGATCATATGAATTCAGTGCATGAACACATGGTATATAACAATCTTAAGAAAAATGAGCGTCCAGAACCGACAATGGCAGAAACTGCTAGCTCGGGTGGTACTAGTTCAGGTAGCGTTGCTACATCAATGGGCGGTGGTGCTGGGTTTGGTAGAAGTATCTTTATGAGCAGACAGCAACCAAAAAAGAAGGATAAAAAGAAATAATGGATAAGTTTACTAACCAATTAAAAATAGCATTTGCTAGTCAATACACATTTGCAATCAAAGCACAGAACTTTCATTGGAATGTAGAAGGTTCAGACTTCTATCAATTGCATCAATTGTTTGACACTATCTATACAGAAGTGTATGCTAGTATAGATGACTTTGCTGAAAACATTCGTAAAATAAAATCATATGCGCCTGCCAGTTTATATAGATTTAGTACATTGACTAACATTGATGATGAAATTGAAGTATTAGATCCTCAAAGCATGGTAGCAGAGTTATTGGCTGATGCCGAAAAAATGCAAGAGATCATGAAAGTATTATTTGTTGAGTCAGAAGCTATAAAAGAATATGGAATTAGTGATTTTATAGCAGGGCGTCAGGACGCTTTTGCAAAACACGCATGGTTCCTCCGTGCAACATCTAAGGTTTAGGTATTATGGATATTAAAAACATATTAGAGAAATTTAATACAATTACAGAAGATCCAAAATTTACTGGATATTACAAAGGTACAGATAAAGGACCTGTTGGTGATAAACTAGTTGGTGAAGAGGAAGAAAGCATAATTAAAGATCTTAGCAAAGGCAAAACTCCTAAGACACTAGAAGAAGAACTTGCTGAAAAATGGGCAGAGTTCAAAGATACCCTTGACCGTCGACCAGCACGTGAAGGCTCTAGGCATGCCAGAGGGCACAAACCGCAAGAACAATATACTATCATAAAAGACGATGAAGAAGAGTCCACAGACTGGAAACTTGAACAATGGCAAGAACAAGATGATGATAGATCAACATGGTTTCACCAAGCAGTTAAAGGCGACGAAAAAGTATCAATTGATTGGAACTCTTGGGCAAAAATGACAGACAAAGAATTTAAAATCTGGCTTGCATTAGATATGCCAACACGTAAAGATGTTGATTCAATTGGGCCATTGTATCCTAAAGATTTACAAACGTTATTAAAGACCAAGCAAGGCACACATGCTATGCTAAAATTAGATGAATATAAAGTTCTTCCATTGAAAGATAAAGAAGAATACGATGCCAAAATGAAGGCATTGCAGGACATCCAGATAGATCCAAACATGCACAAAGACCCTGAATTGAAAAGTCAGGTGATAAAGCGCATGGCAGAACTACAGGCACAAGCAAAACAGCAAGGTATAGTAGCTGACGAAAGCAAAGCATCCAAAACATTAGACACTTGGTTTAAGAACAAAGAAACCCGGGATAAGTTTGCCAAGGGTGAGATCAAAGTGCCAGATTATTCAAAAGTACCAAGAAACAAACCATATGACATGAGTAAGTTTAAGAAAATAGTTGACGAATATGGAACAGAAGGTACTACAGGAACCGTAGGTACTACAGGTACTGTTGGAACCGACGGTGAAAAACCAGATGCGGAGCAATTAAAAAACGTAGCACAAGCCACTAGTACCTTAAAACAAGCGACTGGAAGTGTGGTACAACCTGGAGTATTAGCTAAAGCAATTGATGCCGCAAGCCAAGGAAAGACGACCACTCAACAGGATATGAAGGCTTTAGAACCTATGATGGACATCATCAAGACTACCGCTGAAAATCCAGAATTGGCCAATCAAATGAAACCATTGATCCAACGGGCAAAACAGCTACAACAAAAACCTTAGTCATCTAAATCTTCTGGCTCAGTAGCGGCTGCCTGCATTTCCTTATCTAACTTGTTGATTGCTGTCTTTATTGTTGACATTTTAGAAAATACTTTAGCATTACGTTTTCCGTTGATGTACAGGAAAAATTCTCCCTGTTCACTTTTGCGCACTTGCGTCAATATATCGCCCTTGAATCCAATCTTTGCTGTATAAACTGGTGCAGTGCTACCAAGAGAGTCAAATGCTAACATTATACTATCTCCCTTTGTGCCTATTTTAACTAGTTTTTTATCAAACTTACCACTTAAATTCACTTTACGCAAGATTGTTCCAGCTAATCTAACATTATTTTCGCCCACTTGTATAACACCTTTGCTATCAACCCAAAAATCCTCTCCTTCATATGGTCCTTCTATTGGATCTGCTATCATTTTGTTTAATTTTTCACCTAAATTTTGCATATTTTTAGACCTTGAGCTGTTATAAGAAGTTGTATTATACACTCATTAGTGAAAGTTGTCAAGTGTTAAAAAGGTGATAAATATATTTAATATTAAGAGCATTACGGATATAATCTATGTTACTAACAGAATTTTTTGACTCCATTGAGTGGACATATAATCAAAAAAACACAACTGAAGAAGTGTTAGATCAATTGATTCCTGTAGAACCAAAGGAAGATAATTAATGGCCACAAATCAAGTACTATTCCAATATCTATCACCAGGTAGTCACCGTGTAACAGTGCCAGCTGGTTTTAGCAATCAACTCCTAGTGTACGCATGGGGAGCAGGTGGAGGCGCAGGTGCTAGACATTCTGGCGCTAATGGTCAACTTGGTGGTGGTGCAGGATTTGCACAAGGTATAGTTACTATATCTTCTGGTGATGTTATAACTGTTTCTGTAGGCACACGTGGACAAAACGGTAGAGCAGGCACAGGAACTACTTCATTAGGTGGTGACGGAACTAATCCTATAATATCATTTACAGGCGGATCTGCTGGAGCAAGCAATTCATACGACGAAGGATATAATGGCGCAGGTGGTGGAGGTGGTGGAGCAAGTGCTGTTCTAATAGGCAGTGTTCCTATGATAGTAGCCGCAGGCGGCGGCGGCGCTGGGGGCGGTGCTAGTTACCAACTTGGCGCAGTAGGATATGCGGGTGGTGTTGCTACATCAGTTACTAGTATACCAAGAGGACAAAATTCTACAACAGCATACGCTACAGGCGGTGGTGGGGGTGCTGGATATCCGTTTGGTGGTTCCGCAGGACTTTCGGTAGCAGATGATGTAGGAGCTCCTGGTGGTGGATATGGTGGACAAAATTATGCTAATGCTTTAGTTGCTAGTTCAACATTAACAGCAGGATCAAATACAACTCCGGGTGGACTAACTAATGCAGTTTATCCACGTGGTAAGAAAGGCTATGCTGGATATGATGGTGCAATAATTTTAATATTTACTAAAAATTTCCAAACTTGGATTAAAGATTCAACATGGAAAGAAGTCACTAATGCTTGGGTTAAGACTAGTGGTCTCTGGAAACAGATTACAGCAGGGTGGATTAAAGCAGATGGTGTTTGGGAACCAATACAAAGTGGTGTTAACCTAACTCCTACTAGAACAGCAACATTGCCAGCATCTCCGGTACAAGTTAACATAACTATTGCGGCTAGTGCAAACAACTACGTGTTATCTGATTATCTTAGTGCAACAAGTTATTATCCAGGAAGATCAAATATTGCTCTCACAGTTAACAGTAATGTAATAGTCAGTAGTTCGTCAAGTGGGCAATCAGCATTGCTTGTCAATGGATTAACAGCTGGTGATACTGTATGGCTAATAAACAACGGAACAGTCCAGGGTCGTGGTGGTGACGGTGGGCCTGCAGGTAGTTATACTAGCACTGGTGGTACCGAACTCGACAGTAAAGGTAGACCAGTATACGGCACTAGCAAAGGCCGTACAGTAAGAACAACATCAATTCCAGGACGTCCTGGCGCTTCGGGTGGTACTGCATTAGATATAGCATATCCAATCAAATTAGTAAACAACAACATCATTGCCGGTGGCGGTGGTGGTGGTGGTGGTGGTGGCGGACCTACCGGAGGTCAAGGTGGTGGGGGTGCTGGGTATGGTGCTGGTGCTAACAATGGTACCGTAAGTGCCGCAGGTGCAGGTGCAGGTCTTGGTGGAGCTGGTGGGGCTCGTGGATCAGCAGGGATAGCAGGAACAGCTGATACCAATCCAGGTGGCGTAGGTGGGTTAGCAGGTCCAGCAATAAATGGAAATGATAACGTTGTTATAATAACAGAAGGTACTATAGCAGGGCCTCGACGAGCAGGAACAGCTTACGTTGACCCACATTCAATATAATATAAAGAGTATCAATGAGTAATATCAATATCAAAATTGTGGAAGTTGACCAAGACTCTCACACCGTACTAGTAAAATATAGTTCAGAAAACAGCAAGAAATCCATAGACGAATATCCTGCTGTAGCATTCCAAACTACAAATTTTATAGTGAATAATCTAGAGGAATTCATTGAGGCTATCCGGCCACAGATCAGCATGTATGTTCAACAAAGAGATCTAGCAGAAAATCCCCCAACCCCTTTAGACATGTCTAACTGGAGTGGACATGTTGCTACGGTAGTTGCCACTGAGTTACCTACATTGCAACCACAACCAGTTGAAGGATTAGCAAATCCTGAAGTCATACTATGATATTAAATAATGCTGTTAATGCAGGCAATTTTATCTACTGTATGGCTTATTTTGGGCCGCACGAAACTAATGTATATCATAATAATGGCAACGGACACTACCATCAATGTACATACATTGTAGAAGGAAAGGGAACAGGAACTATCAAAGACAAAGACGGTAATATCGTATCGCAAAGAGATGACGATAGTGCTGGACAATTAATAGATCTTAAAGATTTCAAAGCAATGGAACATGTGACACAAACACAAGATCAAAGCCTAAGCCTAATGTTGTTTAACCCTATTCCAGACACTAGAACGTTAGACGTTGAAATTATCAAAGGTCCTACAACCAAAACAGTTAATGCTATAGACAAACGTATCACTGTTGTCTGCATAACCGGGCCGATCACAGCCAATGACAAACCTCTAGTCAGTCTCCAACACGCTAAAATTTTTCCTGGAAAAACTGTTAACCTAAATCTGCCAGAAAACACAGTCTGTGCCTTAGTTTCTGATAATTAGTTATATACTACTATAATTTAGGAAGTTGATGGAACAGTACGTTATAACCGGAATAGGTATCCATAATGGATTAGGCACAACAGCAGAATCAAGTTGGCAAAATCTATTATCCGGAAAATCAGCAATTTGTCCAATCATCTGGCCCGATGATGATGACACAAAGTTTCCTAACACACACTCAGCATTAAAAATAAAAATAGCAGGCATAAGTCCAAAGCTACAAGAAAGTGACCAACATCCAGACTATTTTAATTACGGATGGCCAAATTGGGATCCAAATACTCGTGCTTGTTTAATGTCAGTTGATGAAGCAATCAATGATAGTAACCTTACTAGTAAAAACGTAGGCGTTGTAGTTAGCACGTTTGGGTCAGGCACTAGTTTGAGATTAGAAATATTCTCAGCACTAAACAACGGTGTTAAAAAAATAAGTCCTAGGAAAAGTCTAAACATTGGATTAGATTTTCCTGCCGCACAAGTGAGTGCAATCTATAAAGTACAAGGACCTAACACTGCATTAGACAGTGCTTGCACTACAGGATTAACTAGTATAGAGCATGCAATTAATACACTAAAAGCAAATCCTGAATTAGATGCTATGATAGTAGGTGGCAGTGACCATATAGCAGAACCAATTTATATGTATTGGTTTCAAAGCCTCGGAGCATTAAGTTCTGAAGGCAGTTTCCCTTTTGACAAAAGCCGCAATGGATTTGTTATGGGAGAAGGTGCCGCAACAATTATCATCGAGCCATTAAGCAAGGCCCGAGCAAGAAATAGTAAAATATACGGCATTGTTAAAGGTACAGGATTTGTTACATTATTTGACAGTGATACTAGTCCTGACCCCGAGGGGCATGGTGCTAGACAATGTGTTAACATGGCGTTAAGTAAAGCAGGCATTCCGGCTAGTAGTATTGACCTTGTTAATGCCCACGCAACTAGCACTCCTGTTGGTGATCAAGTTGAGTTTGATGCTATGAAAGATATTACTCCAGGTCGTACAATGGTCAGTAACAAAGGGCAACTTGGACATACCATGGCTGGTGCTGGAATAGTAGAAACAATATACACATTACAAGGTATGCGTGATAGCCAGGTCCCTGGTAATGCTAATCTAATAGATCCATGTGGAGATGGAATGTTGCTACCAACAACTAGGACTAATTTAGATATTAAATACGCTATAAAGAATAGTTTTGGATTTGGGGGACGTAACGCTAGTATAGTGTTAGAAAGATATGATGGATAAGATATTAAAATATATGGCTCCCAGTACAGCCGCAACTGGATTACTACAACTAAGTTTACCATTGGGTATTTACTTAGGCATACAATCAGGTGCTAGTTGGCATTGGTGGGCTATAGCAGTATTTTTCTATACCATTGTGTATTCAATGATTGGTAACAACATTGCCTTACATAGATATTTTACCCATGCACATTTTAAAGTCGCAAAGCCTGTAGAGTATTTCTTCCTATGGACAGGGTCAATGATTGGACTAGGCGAACCTTTAAGTTATGCTATGACACACATCATTCATCACAAACATTCAGATACAAAATATGATCCACACGGACCACAACGTGGTAAGCGTTCATGGTTGATATGGTTTCAAAAAACAGTAGACCCAAAAGAAACTCCTGTGTTTAGTAAACATATCGCACAGTTAGGTAGAAAGTACGGATTACTACATAAATTTTATATTCCATTTGTGTTTGCTAATGCAGGCATATTGTGGTTGATAGATTACAAGTTATTTTTGTTTGTGTGGTTAATTCCTGCTAGTGCGGCATGCTGGGGTATTGGTTGGGCAGTATGGCGTCAGCATTGGCACATGGAACCTAACAATTCACCTTTACATCGTTGGGACTACTTGTACGAAGGACTACATCTCAATCATCATTTACACCCTGGGGCTCCTGACACCGCAGTCAACTCAGGTGAAATAGATTGGACCTATCAGACCAGTAAATTCTTTATGCCAAAATACAATTGGCAAGGACAACCAGATCGTGATTGACTATCTAATAAAACCTAATTATGTCTGGATGACTCTGTTACAGATATTGTTACCAGTGTTTATTTTTGTTGGGTTAGATGCAGAGTGGACATGGTGGTTGGTATCATTTGTATTTTACTTTTTATATTTGTGTATAGGTAACAACATTGGCATGCACAGATATTTCAGTCATAGGTATTTTGAAATGAGCAAACCAGTAGAATGGTTTGTGGCTTGGTGTGCGTTTATGCCAGGGCTGGGTTCTCCGTTAAGTTATGTCAGCGTACACAACATCCATCACAGATACAGTGATACCAAACATGATGTTCATGGTCCTGCTAGGGGGTGGCGTAGTTTACTCTACTGTTACCATAAATTTGTACACGCAGAAGATGTTGTGTTTAGTAAAAATCTAATTAGTTTAATGAAAAGATATCATTGGGTACATGATTACTACTGGTTGTTTGTGTTTGCTAATGCAGGCATAATGTATTTGATTAGTTGGAAACTGTTCTTGTTTGCCTGGGCGATACCAGCCAGCTTGACACTGTGGGCAGTAGCTTTTGTATTATTACTACAACACGACAAGAAAGGGCCAAGCAACACTAGAAGTTATATGTGGTTTGGATTTGGAGAAACATGGCACGGTAATCACCATGCAAACCCACAGTGGGACGACCACGCAAGCGACGGCGGCATTGATTGGACTTATCAGTTAACAAGGTTATTGAGAAAATGAGGATCGTTGAAACTCAGTTAGATCTAGAACAGCTCAAGAAAGATTGCCGACGGATTAACAACAAGGTTGTAAGGACCTATGCCAACCAGGAAATTCCTAATGACAAGGGATATCAAAATATATTAGCTGAACAACTGGAACAGGCACCCACAAGTTCAAAATTGCATGACTTCTACAACGTATTTACATTTCCCTATACCAGCATAAACCAATTGTATCAAGAAGTCTGCCAAGCATTTAGAGAAATCAATGAATACGAACACAACTACTATGTACATGCTTGGTTAAATTATCAGCAAAAAGGTGAAATTATACCATGGCATCATCATTGGAAGGGTCTGAGTGATTTAGATGAGACTTATGTCTGTACCTATTATATTAATGCTGAACCAAGTATCACCCGATACAAATACATAGACGGAAAGATATTTGATCATGACACTAAAAATAATACCTTAAGCATATATGAAGACGAAGGAGATACTCATATGGTTCAACTGTGGACCCAAGATGCTCCTAGGATATCTATATCTATGGATTTTGTTCCTATGCATTATATACAATCAACTCCCTATCTTCTTAACACCTGGGTGCCTGTGATATAAATATAATATTAGCAGTTAACCTAAGGAAAATTCAATGAAATATGTTTTATCAATATTAGCAATAGCATTCAGTCTGGCGGTACAAGCCAATCCTATAGATGACAAATGTTCACAATTTACTAAAAGTAGCGCTCCAACAGCTACAGATGCGGCTGGTGATCAATACCTATGTAAAACAAATTATGCTGTATTGCATAGTTGTGAAACACGTACAGCTAGATATGTCTTAGATCATATAACTAAAGATACTGTTAACGGTCCCGCAAAAAGGAAGAATAATTTCCGTGAAGATCCAACAGTAACAGAGAACTGTAGGGCGTCAATGGATGACTACAAAGGTGCCGGATACGATAGAGGCCACCTAAGCCCAGCCGCGGTAAACACAGTAAATGATGACGTGATGAGTGAGAGCTTCTTGCTGTCAAACATGATTCCACAGGACCCAGGAAACAATCGCGGCATATGGCGCATGTTAGAACTGTGGGTTAGAGATCAAGTTAGAGCAGGCAATGATGTATATGTTGTTAGTGGTACCATATATGAAGCTGGATACAAAAAAGTAGGGGCGACAGGTGTTCCGACTAAAGTATACAAGATAGTAACAGATGCTACTACCGGAAAGACTATAGCATTCCTGTTTCCTAACAGCAAATTATCAGCGAAAGAATGGCCTAACCATACTGTATCTGTAAAAGAACTTGAACAACTAACCGGCATCGATTTCAAAACAACTGGTGTTGACGAATCCGTCAAGTACACTGTTGACAACTGGAAAAACTAGGAGATAATTCAATGAGTACAATGTATTGGGGTTACCACCTCACTTTAGATTGCCACGATTGCACCCGAGAAGCAATCAAAGATCCACGAACAGTCCAAGACTTCATTGATGCCTTATTGCATCGCATAGACATGAAACCGATTGGTTCTACACACATAGAATACACTGCCGCAGAGTTTCCGGACAAAGCTGGATTGACTGCTGTGCAGATTATCGTTACGTCAACTATCGTCGCACACTTTATCGATTCAACTGGTGACTTGTACCTAGACGTGTTTTCATGCAAACAGTTTGATGTTGAAACTGTAGCAGAAACTGTAGACGAATTTTTCAAACCCACAAAGACTAGGATTAACTATCTCACTAGGCAAGCTGGATAATCAAACTACGATAAATACTAGTTATGAAAGCAAACGAACTAGTAAGAGCCACAAAGAATACCGTAATCTACCTAGACATGGATGGTGTTCTTGCGGATTTCTTCTCCGAATACGCTAAGATGGCAGGTGTTAAGTCATATCGAGATATTCCGCCAGCCAAAGCAGACCCTATATTAAACCAAATGGTGGGTACTGATTTCTTTTCACGCTTACCTAAGTTCCCTACATCAGATGCACTAGTAAAACTTGCTATTAGTTATGCTGGTGGATACAGTATCTGTTCAAGTCCGTTACGTAACGACTTCGCTAATTCTGCATATTGGAAAAAGATTTGGATTCGAGCCAAACTAACTCCACAACCACAAACAATTCAAATTGCTAGCAACAAAGCGCAATATGCAATTAATACCCGTGATGGCAGTCCCAATATCCTAATAGATGACAAGGGATCTAATATACAATCCTGGAGAGACGCGGGTGGGATTGGAATTAAATACCAAGCAGATGAAGATAGTTTACAAAAAGTATCAGACAGTTTGGCTATGTCATACGGGCAACTGAGCGAAAGCGTTGAGGAGGGGTCAAGAGCATGATATTACTAGAAGGCGGTAATGTTTTTAAAAATGAAAAGGGTGAACCTCTTACCCAACGTATCAATCTTGCTGATGTCGTTCCTACAGTCAAATGGTTAGAAAAACTAACGGGTCTTAACCTAGTGGACAACATGCTAGGGTCAACAGGTCGTAAAGCAACATCGGGTGATTTAGATCTTGGCATCGACGAAACTAAAATAGACAAACAAACATTGATTACCCAACTGCTACGTAACGGTGTTAACCAAGAAGACTTACGCAAGAGCGGAGACAGTGTACACTATAAAGCACCTATCTTAGGTGATGCTAATAATGGATTTGTACAAGTAGACTTTATGTTTGGTGATCCTAAGTGGCAACAGTTTAGCCTAATGGGCTCGCCGGAAGGCTCACCGTTTAAAGGATTGCATAGGCACATATTATTGTCAAGCATAGCTAAACACTTGGGATTAAAATGGAGCCAAAAGTACGGATTAATTAGTCGGGCCAGTAACGAAGTTATCACTAAAGACCCTGCAGAGATAGCAGACAAACTGTTAGGTGGGACCGTAAAGGACATGCAGTCAGTTGAGACCATTATAAATAAAATTAAGAACGATCCTAACTATGAAGCACTGGTCAAGGACGCAAAAGACTCATTTGAGAAAGACAATCTAGTATTGCCCGAAAGCGATAAAAATATATTACCAGGTACTGGTGCATGGTACAAACAGTGGACTTATAAACTATGAGAGTTGAAGAATTTACAATAGAAGAAGGATTGAAATCTAATGCCGCAATAGCCGCATTGGTTGCCGCGCTAACTGCTACTCCAGCATCAGCTGACAGTATTACTGACAATCCAATGGGTGAGCCTGTGCCACAAACTCAAGAACAAGAAAAAGACGCATGGAAATCTGCATTAACTATATTTAGATCAATACAAAATGTTAAAGATTTAAGTAAAGAAGGAATGTCAGAAGAAGCTAGAGTAGAGTTTAATAACATATTAAGATTTCTTCAGGGTATGCCAAATCAGAGCAAGACGTATCCCGTAGTAAAAGATATATTTAGAGACCGAACTATATAATGAGAGCAAGAAACTTTATAACGGAATATTCAAGAGAAAAGACTGCACAAGTTCACGGTGCTAATATCCTTACCGCTCTTAATAAAAACAAGACTCCTGGACGTGATTTAGATGTGTGGAATCTAATGACTAGTTCTAAAGACGCAATAAACCTTTACAATGCTCAAGAGCGTGCAGACTTTATGAATAAAGTAATGGCACAAATTGAGCAAGGTGATCCAACAAAGAATAAAGAATACAGCCAATGGATAGCACGTATGTACAGTCGTGGTGGCTATGAATTAGAAGACATAAAGTCTACGCTGAGAGATGCTTTAGAAACATATCACAAGCTGAAACTTAAAAAGAAACTAGAAGCAGACGATAAACAAATTGACAAGTTTACATCGTTCAACGATCTAATAACACGAGTTGAACAGTATCCAAAAATAGACGATGACACTCCTACAAACAAAGGTGATTCTAAACAAATATATGATGACGAGCATATACGTGTAATAGTTCCCAAGGACGAAGAAGCCGCATGCTACTACGGACAAGGCACACGTTGGTGTACAGCAAGTAAAAATAACAACATGTTCAAGCACTATCATAAAACAGGCGATATGTACATTATCCTTCCTAAGAAACCTCAGACTCCAGGAGAGAAATATCAATTCCATTTCCATACTGGACAGTTTATGGATGCCTCTGATTCAGAAGTTGATATGTATGCAGTAGTTAAACGTTATCCAACACTGCGTAATGTTAGCTCAATGACAGAATGGGCTAAACGTAAAATGGTTCCGGCGATGATGTCAGATGAAGATTATGCCAAGTGGAAGAAAGAAAGTGACGGGGCTATACTATATTCTCAAGGCAAGCACGGTGATATGTATACTTTAAGTTTAAATGCGGCTACTGGCAGTTATGATAGTTGGCCAATAAGTGGTAGAACTCTTAGAACCCTGATAGAAAAGGGTATGATGGATCAAGAGGACTGGGGCAACTTTGAAGGACAAGCAGAGGCTGGAATAGCGTATGGTTGGTTTGATGCGGTATCAAATAAATGTTTAGGTGTAACATACTGTGAGCTTGGTGCATCGTCATCACTGTATGCTGTAACTGTAGATTCTGATATGTTTGTCAGCATTGAATACAGTAACGATGACAGTCTGAGTAAAGAGCCTAAAGTACAGAAGCTAGAGAAATTTTTAAATGGCTTGTCAAGAATAGAAAAAGAAAGAAATTCAAGTGGGTTAGCTGATGATCAGTTTAAGAAAGGTATAGATCAAATGTTAGATGAGTACGGATACCCAGTGTCATTAACAGGATATTCAGGTGGGGAGCCACAGAGGGCATAATGAGATATCTACTGATAGCACTAATGTTTTTTGCATCTACAGCAGTTGCTTATGATGCTAAGAATTTTAACGATGATGTATGGCCCTATGTTAAAGAACGATTGTTTGGCACGAGACCAGTTGTTGAGTTAGCAGACAATGATGAACTAACAATATCAGGTCCTGTAAGAGCGTCAAGTGGTGCACAGGTACCTATAACTATTACTGTTGCCACTGATCGTTTTGTTGCCCTACATTTAATCATTGATGGCAATCCTACACAGCATGCGGCAACATTTAAGTTAACAAAGCGTACACAAACAACTGAAATATCAACACGTATTAGAATGGAAACAGACAGTTATGTTCGTATAGTTGGAGAAACAATCCAAGGTCAACTGTTTGCACACAAAACTGGCATTAGAGCTAGCGGTGGGTGTTCAGGATACATGGATGTACATGATCCAGAACTTACTCTAGACTTAGGTAAGATATTATATAAATCAAAAGATGGATATCAGACTACTAGGATTAAACATCCTATGTTTACTGGGTTACAAAAAGATTTAGATTCGGGTGGGTATATACCTGAATGGATTATTAAAACTATTACCTGGGTTGACGACAATGACATGATTGTTATGCAAGCAGATACAGAAATATCAATTGCACAAGATCCTTACATAAAGTTTAAATACAATGGCGATGTAAATATCATTGCTAACGATAATAAAGGCAACGAGTTTACGAAATGAGAGCGAGACACTTTATAACGGAATACGACAGAACCAAGACAGCCAGAGCCTTTGCGGCCAAATTGGTTAATATAGCCTTGAGAGATCCAACAACGCCTGGTGCTGTTAGAAGCAACATCAATAGTATGGAAGATCCCATAAAGGCCGCTGAAATGATTTTACAAAATCAGATCGAAGTTGGTGATCCTACCAAACAGAAAAAGTATACACAAGCCTTAGCAAAGATGTATGCTAACGGTTTAATCAAATGGGAAGACATTGGTAGCACCATGCGTGACTACCTGACCAAGTTTGCTACCCTAGGCATCAAGAAACAGCTCAAACCAGAACACGCGGACTTCAATGCCTACAAAGATTTAAAAACATTCTATGACGCCGTAGATCAGTATGCTGACCCCGAAGCAAAAGAGCAAAAGTCAAAAGGTGATGCTAAAGAAGTTTACAAGGATGCCAATGTGCGTATCATACGTCCAGATGACGTAAATGCCGCATGCTACTACGGACAGGGTACACGTTGGTGTACTGCCGCAGACAGCAACAACATGTTTGATCGTTATAATCAAGACGGCCCAATGTATATACTACTACCTACACCAGCTAAATACGAGGGTGAG